CTGGGCCTTAAAGATCTGCTCAGAGAACGTGTAAGAACTTGTGAACTCATAGCCTACCCAGACCGACGTTAAATCATCCCATACGCCTGTAGCGTTTATCGTTAAGTAAGTAAACGCACTGCTGCCACTGCCCGAAGTCTGAACAGTCACGGGGATCTTTACCCCTCTGTCGTTGTAGACAGCGATACTAGACGTCGCTAAGTATGGCGTAGGGTTATTTGATGTCCCTGAGATTCCTGCGATGTTTTCCCTAAGGGGCAGTGGAGTCCCTGCGGTATACGTTGGGAAAACAATCTGATCATTGAAGACTAACGCAGGAACCCGCATGTCTAAGTGCGTAACATTGTCCTCTGGTGTCGTTGCAATCGAGGTAGACAACGCAGAACCGTTCGATGTATAAGTAGCGATCCCTTCGTCTTCCCCGTCGAAGTTTAAAGGAATATTTAATATAAAGGTTGAGGTATTAGCTGTGTCAGTGGCGACAATATACAAGGTCGAGTCGATGAACTCAAAGCCCCTGATGTTTACATCAAAGTCCCACTTGAACCACGAGCTTAAAACCTTCTTGTTCTCGCTAAAGAAGTAGCGATACATGTAAAGAGTCTGGTCTTCGTCTTTGGACAAGATCCCTAGTAGGTTCTCTGAGAGTGACCCAGAGAAATACGTAATGTCCTTAGGAATATACCGAGGGACCTGCTCAGTGATCTCGTTAGACTCATAGACGTCAGTGGTCTTGTTCAGTGAAAACTCCCGGATGCCTGTGTTGTTTCCTAAGTCAAATGGATAATAAATATATGAACCGACAGACACAGGGTCGGTCTCATTGTTATACTCAAAGTTCGTAATAGGCTTCACTGAGACCGTGCGAGGTGTCAGTAGGTCTTCGCCTTTGAGAACAAACTGTCCGTTCGTTGAGAACAGTATGAGGTTCTCTTGGGACGCAGAGGCTGCGGTGATGTCAGTGACTCGGTCAGACTCGACAATGACGTCAATCGGGTCCGAGTCGAGAAGAGTTGTGACTGTTGTTCGGCCAAAGTTATACTCAAAGATCCCCTTGTCGTTTACTCGGCCTAAGCCTGCTTCAGAAAGTATTACGTTACTACCACAGACAAATCCTAATCGATTCTTAAAGAACACACTGTTCTGAATTGTTTGGTCAGAAAACGACGAGAACGGGTTACTTATGTCATCACCTACGCTGCGTGGTGCAGTCTTAAGGTGTTCCAACTTAAATTCATTTAGCCCTGTGTTAGTGATAAACAAAGGTAAGCTTGTTTCCTTGTAATTAAGAAGAATGTCAGGAGCTGCCGTCTCAACCCACGAGCCTGGTCCGATCTCTTGGTTCTCATCGTCTGTCTTAAATTCGACGTAGTAGTCGTCAGCAGCCAAGTCACCATCGCCACGAACCTTGACCCGGAAGCCGTTCTTAGCGAACAAAGGAAGGTCAGTGATTGCACCTACTTCCTTGTAGACGACTCCTAGTGCTCCGCCCCCAAGTCCGTCCTTAGCTTTTATCTTGAAGTCACTCCCACCAGAAGTGCGCGTTAAAACGATCAAGTTACCCTCACGGGTCAATGTAAACTCTGCGTTTGTTCCTGCGTTGATTCCGCTAAACCTGTCTTCAAACCCAAAGTTATCAGATTGGGCATGAACAGAAGTTCCGTTGTGGTTGTATGATTCAACATCTAAAGCAGCTGATCCTCCTGCCCCCTTTGCAATTATCTCAGTGATCCTTGAAGTATCTGAGTGCATTGCGTGTGCAGAGTTCTCAGAGTATATCTTTATGTTAGACGTGTTGTCATACTTAGTGCCTCCGCCTAAACCTGGGGACTGCTCAAGGGTTACTGTAATAGAGACAGTCGCCCCTACGTTTGAAACCCTAGCATCCCCTGGTTTATGAAAGAACACTCTGCGCCCTATGTCTTCAATAGATGCAGCGGATATAGTTCCATTTGCATCTGCTGTTACTTTGACAGTTGTGTCTCCTGTGCTTGCCCCTAGTCCTACATTATATAAAACTCCACCTATTGACTTAGTCGTAGGATACGAAAAGACTTTATAAATATCTCCACTTACATACCCAGAACCACCACCCCCAGTTACAGAGACAGCACTTGTTGAACTGAGTTTATACACAGCCCCATCCCTTGTATAAGTTAATGTCAACTGTGCAGTAGCAGGTGTCTTTGAACTATAATTAACCTCAAGAGAATACTCTTTCTCGTAGTCTCCTTGCTTCACAAAGATCAGTGCCTCTTTATCTAACGAAGAAGAACGCGTAGTTTGATCTACTGAAACGGTGGAGCTTCTGTTGATGAGAAACGTCCCGTCAGCCACTGTTGTAGCCCTGAGTGTGTCCCGTGCGTTGGTAGTGCTCGCAGAGACGTCTAGATAAGTCCCAGCAGTCGTGTAGCCTCCTGTGGCCCCATTGATAGACGCCTCGTCCCCGCTGAGCACATTGTAAGCGTGGAACTTAGTGCCATCGTGGATCATGACGTATCGCTCAGTTTCACTCCGGTTAACAAAGTGAATAAAGCTGTCCGCTGAGATCGCAGAGTTCGTCGAGAACAACTTCTTAACGAACCTAGTGCCGTTGCGTTTTGTTAATCCATCAACAACACTACTCATGAAGTTAACCTGCTCGTCGCATTGCCCAGAGAAGCGCGTAGCGTCTGGCTGCTGGCTAACCCCTTGGATAAGGTTTGGTAATGATGTATTAATTAATGGCATTAGAGAATGTCGTAGTTTCGGTTGACCCCGAGGCAAGACGCAACGTCATAGTTATCAAAGATAGTCCTGTCGGCTCCTTGGCCATCGGCTTCTTCGAGGTTATAGCGTGCTTTGAGTTCATCCCGTAGGATCTGTTGCTCAAGCTCCTGAGACCCGACGGTTCGTGCCTGGAAGACCCTTGAGGCTTTGAGTGTAATGTATCTCCGTGCTTGCTCAGGGAGATCAGTGAAATCTAAAAGGAACATCAACCTGACGTCAATGTCGCTTGTGAAAGTAAAGGTGTTGTCTTCACGGTTAAACAGCTTGCCTCCGCGTTGCACAATGTCCTTAGAGTGGTCTAGGGTATCTACGTGCATAATGTCAGCCGCGAGAACAATCTCATCGCTACTGTTAGGGCTAAGCGTCTGCTTATTGACCGTATTGAAGTGCCATCCCTCTGACTGAACCTCGCGACTAACCTCGTCTAACACGGTGATCGCGGTGACCGCAGAGATAGGCAGTGAGGTAGTGACAGTGATCTGAGTCACTGGGCTTTCACCTATGGTGCTCAGCATCGTATTGACAGCTTCGAGTTCTGTAGTGAGTGGCATAATAATATTAATAAAATGAAAAAATACCCCGTCCCCAACTTAATGAGGACGAGGCATGAATTTAATGTGTGCTATTAGCTAGCAGCAGATGAAGTGGTGTTAACCACAACAGCAGACTCAGGGCGAAGAACGCCGAGGCCCATTGCATACTTAGCAACAAAGAGAGTAGACTGACGTTCAATCAGATACTCAGACTCAGTCGCAAGGTCGAGAAGCTTAACGCAACCAACAGCAGACGAGTGTCCAGCAACGAAGCCAACATTGCCAATGTCAGAACCTGACTGAGTAGGCGCGAGACCTGTGAGGTCACCGTTGTAACCAGCGTCGTCGTTGTTAACAGCCGTGTCTGCGAATGGAGAGTTCGCTACGTTTGCGTCATCACCGTTCAAGGCGCCGACTTGGACTCCTTCAAGGTGTGGACTCTTGTAGAGCTTGATGCCTGCAACTTCAGCAATGCTACCTCTAGCAGAATCAGCAGAGCCACCTGAGGTGTCCTTGTTGATTGCTACGTTGTCAGCAGTAAGCAGCTTGTAGTATTGAAGAGGCGTCAAGATAGCAAAGCGGTCCTCTGAGGGAACTTCTTTTTCATCAAGGGTGCGCGCACACTCAAAGAGCGCTTCAACAAGGCCTCCTGCAGACATAGTGTCTGCTCCGATAAGCTCAGTTCCTGTAGGGCCGCCAGAGTAGTTAGCAGTGGTGGTGAGACCAGCAGCGAACAATGTCTTAAGGATCTGAAGGTCCATGCGCTTAGCCAGTGCTTTACCAAGCTCAGCAGAGTAGATAGAACGAAGGTCATAGTGATTCTTCAGTTCATCAATGCGTGGAATCAGAGACGAAGCGACAAGCATGTCGTCGATGTTGATTACTTTCTCGTTGTGAGCAATCTGTGACAAGTAGTTACCAGAGCCCAGGAGGTCGTCCCCGGCTTTGTGATACTTGGCGTCAGCGTTACCTGTGACAGGGAACTGAGCAGATTTACCACTAGAGATAGTGCGAGTCATGATGAGGTCTTTAGCTACGTTCGTTTCGTTGAACGCAGTGAGGATCTCACCGCTGAATACTTTAAGGAACAACGCTGCGTCAGC